TGAGACTGGCCGGGAGTCTTGCCGATTTTTGTCAGAGTTATTGCCATAATTGATAAAGCCTTTGTACCCAGGTAACGATTTCTTTGGCGGCAATGGCAAATGTCTGGGCTTCTGAACGTGCAACCGGTTGCTGCTGTTGAGGAGGTGTAGAAGGCGGCTCAGGAGCAAGTTCGTGTTGTATGTCCTTGATCCTTTTGGCCCGATCCTCCACGCCCGAGATTCCTTGGGATTCGTAAAATTTCGCGCGATCTTCAGCTTCCTTCTGAGCATTGCGATAATAGCCTTGAGTCGCTTGTCTGTTTTGTAGCCTACGCAGTTCCTCCTCAAGCTGAAATTTACGTTCTTCGCCAGCGGACATTTCTGTTCCGATGCCTTCGGCCGCTAGTTCCCGGCGGCTGGCGCGTTCAGCTGCATGTTCTTCTTGTCGCTTAGCTCCTTCGTTTTGAGCTGCAACGTCACCCTTGAGTAAATCGCTCTTTAGCCTGGTAGCGTACGCATTCTGAGCACTTTCCAGTTCTAACACCAACTGACGAATTTTATTCCCCACTGGACCTGAGACGTCTAAGCCCTGCGCGAATGCTTTACCAAGATCGTCAGTCTGGACTCCGAGTCGAGCTAATTGATCTTTAAGTCTGCCAATTTTGTAAGTCTCTTCATCAAGAGAAGGAAATAACAATTTATGTTCAGCTTCGCGTTCTTTTTCAATTTCCGATATGCCCTGTAGTTGCTTGTAAAGGTCTGCTACCCGTTCCCCGGTTACCTTGTAATCCGTCATGCGCGCTTCAAATCCAGGTCCGGGCCTTAGATCGATGCTGGCCTGGTAATCGCGGAAGGATTTAATCTTTTCGCTGACTTCTGTTACTGCTTGTCCGAAGTCTTCGACCCTTGTTACGTCCCATGCCGCTTCCGATCTTTGAGCAGCGCCAACTTCTGCGGCTGCTGTTGCCTGAGCAGATTCTTGAAGCTTTGACTGTTCATCCTGCGCAGCTTTCAAACCATCCGTGAACGGACGCCAGATATTCCCGGTGATGCCAGCTAGTGGATTAAGTCCCACCGCAAACAGTTCGATGAATTTCTGGGTGGCGCTTGTCTGCTCTGCTTGAATCTCTCGGTTCTTTAGTGCGATCTGATTTAGGATTGGCAACGTCTCTGCAGCGATCCTAGATACATCTTCAATAGTAGTCGCGCTTCGAGCGTTCCTCTCCCAACTTGTTGCTGCCTTATCAAGCTCCGTCACCTGATCTGCTATAGCCTTATGAATCTTCTCGGCTTGTTCCGCTGCCGATTTGAAAGCTTCTGCAACAGCTATGCCACCGAGAGCCGCAAACGTGATTGAAAGTCCGAGAGAACCAAGCAGCGATCCGAGCGTGCGCGTGACGTTGCCGCCAGTCTCAAGTTCGCGAGCAAGCACGATCGCCTCCTGTCGCGCCCGTGTGAGGTTTGCGCCGGCGAGCAACGAAGCATCCGCCGTCTTTTCAAGAGCGCCCGCAGCTTTTTCTCCGCTTGCGGCTGTTTCGTCGAGCAGTTCCGGTGGAACAGGCGTAAGCTGTCCGGATGTTCCGAAACCCCTGCCAGACAAGGCATGAGTCCTGAGTTTGTCCAGCTCGTCGGAAGTTCGCTTAATGCCCGCCACGTCGGCGGTCGTTACAACCCTAATATTGAAATCTTGATCAGCCATTTATCGTGTTCGCCTAGCTGTCAGAGTTCCGAATCCTGCACAAGTGCCTGCTGAAAACGTAGCTTGCCCAACAAGATAAACCGTTGTAGTGGTCGAGAGGCTTATCCGTTTTGCCGGCAATGTAATGGTGTTTGTTTCACTAGTTACGGTGCTCTGGACTCCGCAATAACCCTCTGAACCATCTGTCGGCAGCGTGGCACTTGTCGTGCTTATGCCTGCGCTACGCGCTGTCACAGTCGAAGTTGTCTCTGTGAAATTGACGTTACCTCGGACATCCCAATCGCCAGCAGTTAAACTAATCGAAGTCACGTTGGCTGCTGTGGCGTTAGTCAAACTTACTGCTGAACCACTGGCAATCAGAGATGAAACATATTCGCCTATAGCCCCTGCTTGAGAAGCGTCGTTAGTAACACTGGTGTAATGGTAACGGGTTTTAATGTCGCGAAAAGTTCCCATGGTTCCATTGTTGACCTCGACTACACCCGTTGCGTTGCGTGCTAATCCAGTATCAAAAGTACCTGTACCGGCATTAGACCCGTTACTCCACCAGCCGAAGCTACTGCTGGCATTCGTTCCAATTTCCCCCTGGAAAATATCCAGCGGCAGATTGCCATCAGTTCCATTATAAAAAGATATGTGATGGGGGAGAAATAATCCAACTGTGCCATTCGATATTATGTCCCACTGCTTGCCACTACCAGACTGCATACGAAGGGTTACAAAGGACGTGCTGGAATTGGAAAGGTTAATATTCCCGGCACCCTTTGGAACCATATTAACATCAATATCCGTTCCAGAGCCGGATGAGCCTATTGTTGGGCCATTACCAGATGCAGCATTAGCAATAGTAAGGTTATTTACCGCGGTGCCTGTGGCAGTGATTCCCAACAGCGTGTTCGCGTTGGTGTCTTTGATATTGGTGACGATCTTGGGGCTGGTCAACGTTTCCGTTGTTCCGTCGCTGGTAGCGTTCGTGATGCCACCGAACGCGCTGGAGTTGTTGTATTGGACTTGGGTGTTGCTCCCACCAGGAGTCCCGCCGCCGCCTGATGAGCTAAGCGTGCTGCCGGTCATGGTGAGACCTGATCCAACCGTAATCTCGGACGGCGGAGCGCCGGAGCCTGTCGCACTAGAACCTAGCAGCTTGGAACTGGCAGAAACGTTCTGCATCTTGGCATAAGTGACGGCACTATTTGCAATGGTGCTGGTAATGGCTGTAGTTCCGCTACCAGTCACGTCGCCCGACAAGGTTATAGTCTGGTTGCCTGAAAGTTTACCGTTAAACGTACTCCAGTCGGTTAAGGATAGGTATCCATTATGCGTAGAATCCGAGACGTGCTGGGATAACGAGGTTCCGCTTCCATTGACGGCATTCGTTCCGCCTGTCACAGTTATGCCGTCTGTACCCGCATCAGTCAGATTGCCAGCAGTAAACGCGCCTGTTGCGCTTAGCGTTGCTCCACTAAAGCTAAGTCCAGTTCCGATCGTCACTGCACTCCAAACGTTGGCCGCGCTTCGATAGTAAATTGTATGTGTGCCGGCAAGTGCAGAGATCGCTGTCAAATCGCTATTCAAGGGCTGGTAGTAGCTATCCCACAGACTTTTTTGAACTGTAAATGAAGCTTTCTTTGTCGTGGCGCTTTGGACTATCGGAACAACATCAGCACCGCTCACCGTAGTAGCTGGCGGAAGAGCAGAAATCGGGACATCCGCTCCAAATGCCGGACTAGCAAAAAGCAGCAGAAATATTCCGATTTTATTCCACACCGATCCTGTCGCCGCCCTCAGTCGTGATGTGGTCACCGGCTTCGGTGACGAGTTCGTCCACTCCCGGCGTTGCAGCGAAGATTTTCGCTCCGACGATGTGGTAAGCGTGCTCGGTGTATTTTCCGATTTGTTTGATGAGTTCATGTGATAAGAGTTCTCCGTTTAATATGAGTCCGAGGCTAACAACAGGGGCAGTGGTAATAAGTTGGATGTCACCTGTTCTCGGAACGGTCGCTTCGTGAATGTTGCAGAAGTTTTCCGCATCCGTGATTGTGTCCTGCACACGGACAACCGAAAAGGTAATGTCCACCTTGCGCTTTCCACGATCAAAAAATACAGGACTAACCGCTCCAATCGGGATCGCAATGTCGAATATCCGCTGGATTTTGATCCGTAAATTGCTGAGCGCATATCCGCCTGCCAGCGTTCCATCCGCAAGATAATAAGCACCAATCGAACATTGCATTTCATTTAAGGCACTAAACCGGCGGCCCTCCTGCGATGTGATATTGGTGAAACGTAGTCGCTCCGTATTCTCCGATGAGTTCATGATCCAGCACGACACCATTTTGGATTACGCGCGTATCAGGGCTTGGCCCGGTGGTCGTGAGGGTAATCGTGCCGCTTGAGGGTAGATTGTTGTCCAGTTGTAAAATGAACAACTCAGCAACGGTCTTGCTGGCAAACGTGCGTTTCACGATAAACGTGAGATCGGTCTTGCTACTGACCCGATCAAATAAACTCGGATCGAGGTTGTCCACCGGAACAACGAACTCGAACAATCTATCGAGCTTAAGTCTTAATTCGGAGACAGCAACACCGCCGGCAAGTGTGCCGTTACAAATGTTATAAGCTCCGATTGAGACAAGCATTCACCAAAATTCCATTATGGCACCGCGAATATCAGCGCTGGATCAGGAATGCCCGAAATAAAATTAGCCGCGTTGATGAACATTACTTCGCCACGCTGCAACACTCCGGTCTGATATAGGTCGTTGCTGTCTGCGGCGTTAGCGTTGTCGAGCGTCACCTGAAATGAGCCAGTTGGCCCGGTTATGACCAAATCCTCACCGGCTCCTCCAATGACATCACCCGGCAAGAGCGCCGTTGTATCTTGAATCCTTATCAGCGCGTCGATGTCGGCTTTTTTCATGTTTGCCGGCTTGAATTTGCACGTAGCGACGTAGTTGTCGGCATCGTACACGCGGTCAATGATGCCAAAGTTATCCACTTCGATGTCCTTGGTCCCGAACGTGGCTTCAATGGTAAATCCGTCAATGGCAATCATGTCATTGTAGGGGTCGGAGCGCGCACCGAGCGCAGCAACGTACCGCGCATATCGGATTTGATTGATATTGAGCGCAGTGCCGCTGTAGGCTGCGTTCACAGCCGTGTACCATTCGGTAGCTGAGGTGAGCAGAAAATCGCTCGCCATCAGCGCTGTAAACGTAATCTCCCCCTGTATAATCTGCCCCCTGGTAGCGGTCAGTTGTAGCGTCGGCGATTTGCTGATTGCGCCTCGGCGCCATGTCACCTTGTTCAAGTCTGTGCCATCAAATGGGTGTAACGCCCAAATGATCAGCGGTAGATCGGTCGCGCCGAACACGCTTGATCCGTGAAGACCGCGCGCGTTCGGGAACATGCTCCCGATATAAGTCGCGTCGAGAACGCCTGCGGGTTTGCCGGTGAACTCGACAACGAAGTTTTTAGCTACCTCGGCGATTGCTCCAAAGTTGTCCACCTTAATATGCTCGGTGTTGCGTTTGAGCGCGCCTTTCAAGCCGTCTTGAAAGTAGTAAGTTTGCCCGTTAAACACGACTACGGCCGGGCCTGTGATTCTTAATGGTATTCCTGGCATCTGATTTCTTCCTTTTTAGTTGTTAGTTTTCATGCGGTTATCTCGGCCGCGACCTGCGGTGCGATAAAATGACAAATGCGCGAGACGATCAGTGTTCCTGTTTTGTCCTGATCGCTCACATACGTTCGTTCTCGTTCTGTGCGAAATTCGTCCGCGTAGACCGGACTATTGATCGACGCTGGCTGGAATCCGTGCAGCGCACCAATCACAATCGTCATGGCTTTTACTAAGCGCACATTCGTTCCGCCTGTTTGCCGATTGAGCACTGGCGCCTCGCTAATCCACACATCGAATCCAAGCTTCGTAATCAGCGGTCCTGGCAAATCAGGCTGTTCGATCTTGCCAGTTGGCGAGTGAACCACAATCGACAGTCCAAGCTGGGCAATCATTGTGTCGAACTCGAATTGAATATCGCCTTCGTCCTCAGTGAGCACCTTAAACGGGCTGCCATCTGGAAATTTGATGGTGTTGAATGGAGCGGTCGCCATGAGCTTCGTCGCCACGTCATTCTGTAAATCTTCAAAAACGTTTTGCGGATCAGGGATCATGGTTTAAGCGAAGTCAGCATTTCCTTTTCAATCTCGCCTGAAATGTATGGTACGTTTTCACGGATTCCGGTGCGAAACGGCGCACGCTCTGGAATGCTCATGTGACGCGTGAACGAACGCACCTGCGTTGAGCCTTTTAGCTTCGGTTTCTTGAGCGGTTTACCGCGCGTTGAGGTTCGCCGAAATAATCTGCGTTCATGCGCTTTCACTGTCACATCGCCTTCAAATCCGAATTCGTGAACGGCAGCGTAAACAACCGAGGAACCAACCGTGCCGCTGACCGTAGCAATATCGCCTTCGCTCACGACAGTTGCTTCGGTCGCTCGTGTTCTAAGTTTGAGCTGGCCGGATCGTTCGCCGAGTCGATGTTCGGCAACAGGAAACGGGCCATGCCCGGTGAGGCGTTTTTCCTGTATCCGGCCAGCTACAATTTGCAGTGCTCGCGTCATACCGCGCTTGATCGCCTGCGGGAATTCTCTAGGCGCATTACGGAACTTGTCCGACAACGCAATCGCGGAAGGCGATAGTTGAATTGTGATCGTGGCGCTCATGGTGCTTCAACGGGAATCGCTACACAATGGCAGTTAATAATGTCTTCAGGACCAGCGCCAAGTGAATCGTCGCCTGGGTGCATAAACTGAACGCCACCAATGTCGAACGGCTCATCATACGGCTGCACTTGGCCGTCGGCCTCGATGTGTGTCGGTCGCGGTTCTTTGATCAGAGGGGATTGACTGTGCAACCATTTCTTGTGCGTTACGCCTGCGTTCCTCATTGCTTTGTCACGCGCGAAATTAAACGCTGCCGCGGTTTCGGTGTTTGCTATCGTCTCTGCGCGCCCAGATTCAATCTCATCGAACGCCGCGCTGATACGATCCATTAGTTCTTTACGGCTTTCACCCTGTTCGAGGCCTTGATGGATCGACTCCATGATTTCAGCGTGAATCTCATCTGGCACATTGGCGAGCAGATTCGCTCGTTCATCCATAAAACGGATCACGGTCTCATCCGGCAGCTTGAACGGATCATCCTTGCCAATCTCGTCATAAAGGGCTTGCCCTGCGCGCTGCAAGGCCGTGGTCTGCTCTTCTTTGAGTGCCGCTAACAATTCCTCGCCAAAAATCGTCTTATCGAACGTGAGGCGTACAGCGGTCGGCTGTTGTTCCTCGGCCGCAGCCATTCCGGTGTCTCTGAAATGTTTCTCAACCTTACGGAGCGTCTCGTGTCTGGCGTAATTCAGGACGCGGTCGGTGGCTGATTTCATGCGTTTGATGAATTTCTCGCGTTTCACGTAATGCCACGCACCAAGATCAGCTGTTTTCCATCCGTCGTATTGTACCGAGCACACAAACCGAAGTACGCTGCGCGCTTGCGGAATTGTCATTACTGAGGCTGCTTTTATCACTCGATCAATCATGGGGGCGTTACGTCTTGGTCTGCCGGCGCAGTTGGATTGGCGTAAGTGTTGATCTGCGGCGTAAACTGTGTCGCCGGCCGAGGGATTGGATGCGTCCTCATGATCAGCTTGTTTTCGCTGTTCCACTGACCCGTCTTAGGATTGGTGTCAGGCGTTGGCGGTTCAACTCCCCATTGCTGCGATGAGATCAAATACATCTTCTTCATCGCCTCATCGAAAGCAGCCTGTCGCTCCGGCGTTTGAAGCTGTTTAAGCGATGGAAGAACAATCAAGAGGCGCCAGCGCGCAATCGCTATCGCGTCCTCGAACAAGCTCAGCGGGATCGTGTTATCGAGAATCGGATCAAGTGGGTAACTGCCTGCCGCGATAAAACCGCGAACCTCGTCAATCACGTGCGCCACTTTTACGTCGATGTTGAGAAATGGGAGGCCTGAACCGGAGCCGGAACCCATGACGGATCGAATCGCTGATGCCTCGGCAATCGTGAACTCGGCCAGAACATCTTCGGTTGTGAGGATTTCCCAGGCCATATTCTATCCAGCTGATTTAGTCAGAACTCCCCCAACCCAATAAGCTGCGCCGGCAACGTGGGGATCAGCGCTTGGAAATACAACTACGGCTCCGGCAGGATTGTTCCAGTTAATATTAGCCGTTGTGCCATCGCTGGCGACAGCTTTACGGTTAATAAGGTCAAGATTTGCAAGTTCGTTCCCGTTCCAATCCTGGATTTTATCGACAAACAATCCGGTAGCTGCGTGTATGTTGATCGCGCCAGCGCTCCATTCAAATAAAATTGTTGTTCCGTCGCTGTCGTATATATAACCGTTCTGAAGATCAATGCTGATCCGGCCGATATTATGCGCGGGATCGGTAGGCGTTAGCAGATAAGTGTACGCGGGTCCTTTGGACCCGGTGCCATCCCCTAGGGTATCTAATCCCCAATAAGCTATCACAGTGTTACTATGACTTACTATCGTTCGCGCATCAGCATCAAGAGACAAATGATGTCCAGAGTCGTAAAGCTTTACGCCATCTGGAACCCCGCCTCCGCCAAAACGTGATTGCGCTTCCGCCGCCGTGATAAATCTAGGATCATTTTCAGCCATAAATTATCTCCTTAATTCTGCGAGTCCGTCCGATACGTTATGCAGTGACATGACAAGATTATTGTCCCGCACAAATGCACCTACTACCGGCATCAGGTAGGTGAAAGATTGGTTGCCTACGTCATGAACAAACATCACGCCATCATGCCTAATCAATCGGAACATATTGGTCATGTCGATTCTGCAACTATCCTCTTCGTGATCGCCGTCTACAAAACCTACGTCGAAAGTTTCAGTGATATTACGAGCAACCTTGCGGCTGTCGCCTTCCATGACCTCGAATAAGCCATCGTATTTCGCCAGTCGCGCCTCAACCATTTCTTTCGATTGCTTTTGGCCTTCGAATCTTAGCGAGAAATCGTCAATTAAGACTGCATGGCGCACCTTGCACGTTGCCAGCACCGCTTCGGCGCTATTTCCTGTAAACGTGCCGATCTCGACGTAATCGACGAGACGCCCAAGTTTCTCGGAATGTTCGACTACCCGCTGCGCGATCAAACGATGATAATCGTCGCAGGAGTATCCGAGAGTTTTCTGTTCAGTCGCTGTCATGCTGCTTCAGCAAGCTTAGGTTGCTCTGCTCCCTTTCGTTTTGCCAACTGATCGATGACACTCGGTTTGCCAAGAATCTGGCACGCGGCCTCGAACACTTCTTCGGGAAATGTCCTGTAAAGTTGGTGACAACCAATCTCGCAGCTTGGCCGCCATGGCGGCATACAATGGCAACCGTGGCATGGCAAAGATTTCTTCTCGAATGGAATCACTTCTGGAATGTGTCCGTAAATCCGCGCTCCTTGCGTCGGGCCGTGAATGCTGATCGTTTTTGTTCCGATTGTGCCTGCGAAATGCGCTGGACCACTGTCGTTGCCGATCACGAGCTTTGAAGCTTGAATCGCTGAAGCAATAAAGGCCCAGGATTTGCCTACGATGCAATGGAATGGCATGAAAAAAGCGTAATCACGTTCTTTCATCACGAAGCGCACTTTGTATCCCGCCCTGCTCAAATACCAGCCAAGCTCTGAAAAGTAGTTCTTCGGCCAGATGCGCGGCGACCATACGCCATGCGGGAAAATCAAGACGTCACCAGCCGCTCTACGTCCAAAGTCGCGGTCAACTGGATTCGGAATCCATTTCGGACGCACTGGCTTCTCTTTCACGCCCAACTTTTCAGCAATCCATTCGATGTAATTGATCGGGTTATTTGCTGCCACGCATTTCTCGTATCCTTCGTCGGTGTAAACTGCGCCAGTAGGATCGTCGGTGACCGGCATTTGAAACAGCTTCAACACTTCTGCGTGCCAACCGTTAGCGAAAAACGAGACGTCGTTCCCTGCTTGTCGAATACCTTCGCCAATCCAGGCAAAGCAGACCACATCGCCCAGGCCGTGAAACCAGCCTTTTGTCGGGTCAGCGTAAATTTTCATACTTCTTCGCTAAAGCTTCGCAGTATTCATTCTTGCTCACTACTGCGCCTCAGCAATGAGGCGCAGCGTATGAACAACCCCAATCTTCTAAGTCTCGTCCTTCATAGCTTTAGCGACGAAGGATTAGCTTACCCTGCTGCTTCCCGATCCGGCATGGGCTTTGATCAGGTAACCTGCGTTACCTTGACCAGGTGCGGTGCCATACATCAGCGCGATCCGGCTCGTCGCCGTTCCCAACTGATGATTCACATACTGAACCAGCATCACGGTGATGCCGATGTCAGGATCAGTGACCATTTGCACGTTACCGAATGAAGCACCCGGTAGCACGCTCGTGTAATCGTTGGGCACTCGAGTCGCAATGCACAATGCAGATTTGCTGCCGGCAAACCCCGTTACGTTGCCGTTGTTCGTAGGCAGGTTCGGCGCTTTGATCACTTCGTAGTTCTCGACCTTGATTGCAAGCGAAACTCCGCCAGGAGTCGGCTCGCTGATCAGCTCCGGCTTGGTGTACAGGAGCGGACTCACGAACACCGAATCCTTCTCAAGGTTCCCGAATACGGTCGGATACAACAGAAGATGCCGCATTCCCAATCCCGCGGGAACACCAAGCAAGTCCTGAGCAATGCCCACGTCAATCACGCTTGAACGGTTGAACGCCGTCGTCCCGACCACTGTGTTGTTCGGGAAGTTGGCATCCGTGATGTTGGTGTACAGGTTGTCAACCATGTCTTTCGCCAGCGCATAGGCCTGTGCCGGTGCGAATTCCTCAAACAACCGTCGGACAGTTGACGCGAGAATGTTCGCGTTAAACGTGATCGGCACGCCCTTGTGTTGGTTGATTGTGACCGGCACATCGGCCGTGTCGGCATCCGAATCCGTCCAACCAGTGCTCGTGTTGTACGTTTGCACATCCGGCACTTCAACGGTGCGCGTCATGATTGTCTGATTGAACTGCGCAGGTTGATCTGAGAAGTCCGTCGTAAACGATGTCAGCGACGGGAACATGAACTTGAGCAGTTCGAGCACCCGTTGTGTGACGAGCGTGCCGCTCAAGGTTCCAAGATCAGCATCTACGTTGTCGCCGGCTTTAATCGCAAGATCAAAGTCCGCGATTGGAAACGAGAGCATTCGCTCTTTGTTCGAGCCGCGCAATTCCCGCGAATAGATCGCAGCGAACTCTTTGCTGATCGCAGCTTTCTCCGCGTGCGCGAATGATCGCTTTGAATTCGACAGCAATTTCGCCATTTCACCATAAATGGCCGCGGGTTCTTCGCCAATGATTGACAGTTGCCCTCGAGTAACCTCTGTAATGCGGTTACCGAGCATCTTGCCGCTTCCTTGCATCGAACCGATGATCGCAATGAAAGCCGGATCAGCGATTGCGCGCGCAATCAGTTCATTTTGCATCTTTGTGTCCTTTGGCAGAACAGCACCGCGCTGGATCGCTGCTTTTACAGCCGCTTCCGCATCGGTTTTGTTGCGTTTGCGGATGATTTCATCCTGTAACGCACCTTTTGAGCGCAACTCTTCGGCCTGAATCTCAAGCTCGATGTTGCGCAGTTCGATCTGGCCTGCAGTCAGTTTGTCCGCTGCCGAGGCATCCGAAGCGGCTTCTGCGCGAAGCGCCTCAACTTTATCTTCAAGCTCCTTTTGTTTCGCCCGGAGCGCGGCGATTTCTTCGTTTGTCATTTCTTTTCCTTCGTTGTTATCGCCGGTTGCTCCGGCGTTGCTGGATTGTCCAGCGTTTTTTGCCCACAAGGGCAAATCTTTGAAAGCAGGATTGTTGACCAGGCCGCCCATGTTCGGGTCAGCAGTGTCTTTGCAAACTACCGTGGCAGGATCGCTGCGTTTGTTGTCAACGTGAAACACCGGCGAGAACGCGCGGAAATCACGGCCTTCAACGGCATCTTTGCCGCGGCGCGTCCATTCGCCTTTGGCGATTACACCTTCGCCACTGCGCCAAATAAAATCCTCAGGCCAAAATGAGGCAGGACCGTCTTCATGGTTAAAATCGAAATAAGCCCGTTTACCGCTGGCGCGCAACGCGGATAATTGCTGGTGAATCGCTGAAGCTGAGGATTGATCGACTTTCACTTTGATCGGTCGGCCGATACCGCCAGCAACAGGAGTAATGGCGTGCAGCCCAATCGGTAGAAACAGAATCTCGTTCGTTGTGGTCGGAGAAATATCAACGGCAGCACGACACTCGATTGCCTCTTCTGTGTTTGAGGCGTTGCCCGCTTTGGATTCCTCGCCCGGCGGTGTCATGCCTTCTGATTTGTAGACGCTGCGTAAATGCGCCACCGCTTTGTCTTTGTCGGGGCCTTCATATTTGTTGCCGCGATAACCGCCATGCAGCGCAGCCCATGCAGCGCCCATGAGTCTGTGATCAGGTTTGCCGTCTTCGCCTGTGTACGGCAAATGTTCGCCGTCCGGCACCAAGTATTTAACTGCCATTGTTAGGGTTCTCCTCTGTGGTCACATGTTGCTGTGAGAGTGCCTTCACCTGCGGCTCAGTCATTTCTACCGATACGGTTTTCGTTGGGTGCCGTTTCGGTTCTTTCTTTTTAACCCCGAAAAATTCAGCAAGCGTTTTCTTTTTCTTGGATTTCTTTTTCATATTTCTCCTGCTAATTTGGATAGTTCACGCGCGAACATTGCGTCATCCTTGATGGCCAAAATCCGTCTGAGCTTCCCTTGCGCCATTTGGTCTTCAACACTTTGTTCGTCCGGTCCGGATTGGCCGCCAGCGCCGCCGGCCCCTCCCGGCGGCTTCCCAAATGCGGGCGCGGGCGGTTTATTCACAGTTTCCTCACCGTCTGCAGGTTCCGGTATCCCGTACTTCTTGCGCAAGAAATCCATTCCTATCGGCAGGCCGGCATTGATCAACACCTGATCGCGTTGCGCTTCGACAAGTCCAGCCTCTTCCTCTTCCAAGAACCGAATATCAGGCGCTTCGTCGGTGTCGCCGTAATTCAGCATCAAAATCGAGTTGACCAGTTGATCGTTGATCACGCTCGCCGCGAACTTACCGGCCGCGTCGATCCGATCTTCTTTTACGTTCTTCTCGACGACCCCGAAGGCCTGTCCGCCGCCTTTTCCAGTCTGACCACGAGTGCCGCTCATGGTCTGGCCAAGGATCAGCATCCGTGCGTAACGGTCGGCGCGGTCGAGAAGTTCACCCTGCGGCGAATGATCGCTGCCATGGCTCCCGCTCGGTTCTTTCATGTCGAGCGTTGTGCCTATAGGGAAAGCCGCCCAGCCAGCGTTACCCATATTTTGCAACATTTGGCAGATTGCATCCACCGTCGCTTGCGGTGCGTTCGGATCGTAATTTGCCCAACGAAACGGCAACCCGAAGACTTGGGCAAGGTTAAGCAGCCAATCCGCTGAGAAATTCGCGGCGCACCACCACCACGCCAACGGCCGCAGCAACGGACCGCCCAAAGCTGTTCCGCTTTTCGCCTTGTGAATGGCTATCAGAAATTTGTAGTTGGGGAACGGAATCAGTTGTGCAGGTTGTGGCTGCGCTGAGAGCGTGCTGCTCGGGAACGGCCATTGGGTATTGCTATACGGTTTTGTCTCGCGCAGCCCAAGAACACCGTCAGCGTTAAACGCGAAACAGACCGGATGCACCCAAAAAGTAGATTTTGGCGCGGCAATCGTTCCCAACTGTTTGTCATCAATCATTTGCCAAATGACTTCGGACACTGTTACGCCACGGAACCAGCCGTCGAGAATGTCTTTGATCGTGCCGTCCAACGCGCAATCGTCGCGTGCGGGATCAGGCTGCATCACGCGCAATGCAGTGCTGACAAGCTTGGAGCGTTCAACGGCGCTCGGAGTCGGCTTTTCGTCCTCTTCGTGGAACGGCTCAAATATCAACTTTTTGCGCAGCACTCCGTAGATCAGTTCTTGTGAGCACGCAGTGAGTTCCGGCCACGTGTCAAACATTAAATCGAACAGTTCCCATTGCTGCACATGATTGCCGGCGAGTGCGCCGCGCAAGATCATCTCGATATATTGCGGCGTGATCGCTGCGAGATTCGGTAGAATCCACCTGAACGCAGCTTGGGGCCTTAAGATACGGTTCAAGCCGTACGTGATCGGAGTGCCGATCGTTGAAGCCGTGTCAACCTTGGCATTGCCGTTGGTTCGCTGTTTGACAAATCGCTTGGTCTGCGGATGCCGCGCCTGAGAAAGCGAATGATGCTGCGCTGAGATTCGAGTGCTCATTTGACTTCCCAACTTGAAATCCGAGCTGAGAGAATTTCGGAATACTTCACCATCGTTGAGAGTTGATCCTGTAACAGCTTTTGTTCGTCATCGCTTGCACGGCTGTAGCCTGAACTTTCAATAAAGGATCGAAGCTTTTCGATGTTCTCGTCCAAAACACTTAGCAAATTGACTACGCTCTTGTGATTTGGAGTCATGCGGTAACCAATCTGCGTGGCGTGAAGCTCGGCCGGAACTTGCTCGGCGCATTGTAGCCAATCCGGATCTGATCTGGATCAGTAATTGCACCTGTAGGCAAGCTCAACAGTGTCATGCCACCGCTGCACGCATCAACCTGATCGTCGTGCAAACCTTCAGGAAACGCGCACAGTTCGTCCAGGAACGCTTGATTCCAGTTTCCGCGCACTATTGCAAGCTTGCCCTGTTCCGAGCGCGCCACGAGCGGCAGGGCGCGCGTGAGCTTGTCTCTGTGAACTTCAATAGGTGTAAAAGTATGCGCCACAAGCAGAGGATCGCGGATCAGCGTTTGTAAGACGCCAACCTGCGCAGAAACAACCTCGATGCCTTGGCGCACCGCGGTGCCGTCCACGCGGGCCGTGTTCGCAATGGTCCGCACCGCGTCCGGCCATTCCATTTGTCCTGAAACAATGTCTGCTATGATAACCGTGCCGTCTTGGGCCATGCCCATTTTCGAGCCGGAAGTGTAATCGCTTGTGGTTTTGGTGGTAAATGCAAGGTCCCAGCTCCTCACCCATGCTATGCCCATGGGCTCAGAATCTAGGACCTGCACGTTTTGACGTTTGAACAGCGCACCGGCCAGTTGAACAAACTCGGCGTCGATCTCTTGTCGCGCGACGAGCGCCGGCAGACTCGCGCGCAACTCTGCAATTTCTGCGAAATCGATATGAGGATTGCTGGATGTAGGAAACTGGAATGATGACCAGTCCTCTTTGTCTCGGCTTCGCAGGAAAAGGTTGTTGAAATAGTTGAAACCGTTTGGAGTCGAAATGAACCAAGCATCTCCTCGACGATCCATGAGAGAAGGTCGTACGGCCTGTTCCCACATTTCTTCGAGGCCGGCGATGTGCGCAGCTTCGTCAAACACCACAAAGTCTATGCCTTCTCCACGTAAGGAATCCGGTTCTTCAGCCGTCCGAAACTGCAACCAACCACCGCCGACTCTCGAAAAGTTGAATTCCCTTCTTTGCAGGTGAACATCAATACCGGGAATCTGACTAGCCAATGATTTAGCAAGAGCCCAGCCCGATTGAAAGCTGTCGCTCGAATAACTCGGAGCGATCCAGCGACATTTAGCGCCGCGGCTAGCGTATCGAAACGCTGCACTGACGCCAAGCATGCCTTTTCCGAAGCGGCGGCCAGCTGCCAGAACTTTGTAGCGCGCATCATCGCTCGCGACTTCGATCTGCGCTGCGTGCAGCGTCGGCAGCAACGAATCAACTACGCCCGTTTGCGTTTCCATTTAATGGAACCAAATCGCTGCGTTCATGCGGCCAATGCAGAACCAAAGTCGTTTTTGATTCGAGGCCAGTTGTCTCGATTTTGTCCGGAACCTTGCCAAAGGCATATTCAACAAAAGCACGTTGAAGTGATGGCTCAATGCTTTCGCGCCATCTACGAAGAACGCGTTTTATAGCAGGCACCACGGCGCCGTGGTCGTTTACTTGCTCATGGGCTAGTTCAATAGCCAACGCTCGGACTTGGTCGAAAGATTTCGGCCGACCATTGCGATTTATGCGAGGATCACCCTTGACGAATGGCTTAGGGCGAAGGTTAGCGAGACTTCTCGCGCGTCTCTTCTGCTTTTCTACAGTATCCTCTTGAGGAGCGCCGTTATGACCCTGCTGCACTTCGGAGTGACCTTATGTCACGCCTTAGTTGCCCTGTCAAATGAAAACTTTTCACGTCCATTTGCCCTCGAGCTTTATCGAACTGCGCCGCGTCCAGTGATCTTTCTCTTTCTCTTTTGCCGTGAAATAGGGATCAGCTTTGCTTTGGAAGTCTGGCGAGTGCACATCGTTCTCGGCCGGCTTCGGCAGCGGATCTGTTTTTGGCGCATCTTGTTCGCTCATGATAAAAGTCCAATCTCTTTTAGTTCCTGTTCGGCTTCAGCGATGCTGGTGATGATTGCATAACGCCATGCGTTGGGTTTTGCGGTCATGCGTTCTCGCATCCTATCTTGTTTCGGTTTGAGCTTTTGCTTGGGCAATTTTACTTCCCATGCGCAGGGACAAAAATGCGAAAAATTGCGAAGCACCGAAAATATAAAATCCGGTGTCCCTGGAGCGTTGGTCGTCCTCTTGTCGGTGCGGCTGCGGACGTAAACTATTCCGAGCCTGTCCAGAAGTTTTGCGACCTGAGCTTGTAAACCTGATTTGCCGATTTCAGTCATTTGTTCAGTTCCTGTTTAAGTTTCTCGCTGCACTCCCGCACGATCTTGCGCTGGGCAGCTAGTTCTTCTTCGCTCACTTCGCGGGCCGGCGGAAGTTTCGGATACAACGGCGCCGGTTCTTTGGCTTTTTGGAACGTGATGGTTCGCCCATTGTTGCTCTGTTTTTGACTCGGCAGGTATCCGGCGCGTTGCCAACTCAGAAGCGTTGCTTTCCAGTCGCGCATTGGCTTTCCACCGTTCGTCCAGCCGTTGCCGCGACCTTTCCAATAAAACCAATCGGCGTCTTTCTCGGAAATCCCTCTCTCTCTTGCAAACTCTCTTACCCTAAGAATACCATCTTCATTGTCATTGTCAGGGTTTTGCTCCCTGTTTGCTATCGTTTTTGCTGCCCCTTTGCTACCCGCTTGCTGTCGCGATAAGGACAATTCTCTGGCTCTTCGTATCCTTCGGCACGTTATTGAGACAATTCCGTCCGCTTCATAAATATCTGCGGCGTTGGTATTTCCAAGCTCTATCAGCGCAGCTGATATATCAGGTTCAGTGCATCGGCAAATCCGAGAGAGTTGCTGTCGATTTGCTGTCAGTTTGCCAGCCCCGTTGCCCTCATGTATCGCGCAGATGAGGTCGATCCAGATGCCGCGGGTAGCCGGCGAGCACATCGAAAGTTCCGGATCTTTGAGCCAGTCGCCAACATAGAACTGGATGTACGGATGCTTCAATCCAACCCTCCAAAGCGAGACGCCCGCGTTTGCACGAAGTCTCCGCGCGCAATGGCGAATGAATTCACGCGAACGCCCCGGTTTGGAGAGTTGGATTTGCGCGCTACTTCGTGCATGAGCCTATTCAATCAGAACCTCAAAATCTTGTCAACAACAAAAAATAGGCGGAACAGGAGGAAGGTGAAAACACTTCAAAGACCTTCGCTCCTGCCCGCCATTCCACCCCAAAAGTTTTTCCCCGCCGCGAGAGTCCCCAGCCAGAGCAGCGCCCCGCTTAAGGTCGGCTGTCGTAGTGCTCTCTCGCGCTTCGTTGGCGTGGCTCCGATGCTCATTACCACGGACTTCTACCGTCTCCAACTCGGCCAGCACAGGCACAGGGAAATTAAATGTTCGCATCGGCATTGGCTCTGTGCAAAATGTACGCTCGCTGTTGTCGGACTTCCTTGCGTAACCGAATAATGTAATCGTGATTTTTGATCTGCACTTCATCCGGGAGGGTTTCCCAAGTCGCAAGTAGGTCCGCTTTGCCTTGGTATATCTCGATGCGCTCCGCAGTCTTGCGCTCGTTCTTGGCTGTCACTCGGTGTGGGGATTTTTGGGGATTACGTCTCACAATCCAAGCTCCATTGTGGTTTGTTCGTAAGTATCGACTTTGAATTTAGGGTACGTTAGACGAATGTTCTTTGGCGCTTCGTAATCTATCCATACGCGAGCGAAGTTAGCCCTGCCTGCAAATCGTCCTTCAACGTGGCAGCGTGTAACTTGAGCTTCCTTGGGCAGCTTCCTGATTGCCTTTTGAAAAGCATGACCAGGATCAAAAGCTTCTATTGCCTTGGTGTGTTTTTTTCCTTTTAGTAAGTATTCAACGAAGTCCTTTCTCATGTTGTTTGGTAAACCGCTGCCGGACTTCCGCTGCGAGTGTTGCGGACTCCGATCTTTTTGATTTTGCCTTCGCGCTTGAGTTCGCTAATTCGCGCGCTGCATGATTGGTGGGAAAGCTTGGCCAAATCTTCGACCTCTTCACAAGTTAGCCCTCGTAGCGATCCGTACGCCCACTTTTCAATCACATCGAGGATTCGGATTCGTTGTGCGAACTTGTCCACTTTTTTGTTAGCTTGGACTGACTCAGGATTGCCTCCATGTCGGTTAGAGCAGATGTCGAAGGATAATTCATGCCATCCGTCATTGCTCATTGTAAAAGTCCTCTTGCTCGTGCTTCTTTTCCGTTTGCGTGAATCCAGGTGCGGCAGGGGCGGCAGATTGCTAACCAATATCGTTGGTCTAAGAGCATAGGACCAGCTCGCCCTTTCATGTGATGCAGGTCAACAGATTGGAATGTGCAGATTGAATGTTGGCCGCAGGTGCATTCACAGAACGGATATTTGGTTAGGAACTCAGCTTTTTGTTTTCGGTAAACCCGAAGCTCTGCTGCTCGCTTGTTACTTGCATTTCGAAGTGGGGCGCGGGATTTCATATTACCAGGAAACCAATATTTTGTCATTTGGGAGGTGTCCACTTTTCTTTCCAAATGAATTTATAAACGATTATTACGGCTCCGGACACGTACCCCGTTAAGAATCCGCAAAACGCTCCTAAAAAGAAATCCTGATAGTTCATGGCATAACAGAAAAAATGGAGAAGTAGACCGCGACAGTAACAAGAGCACCAAGAGTGCAGAATAGCCAGAAGGCTTTCCTGCGCTCCATTGCGGTGAGGTAGTGGTATCTGTTTCGATGCACCTTGTATAGGAACAAGCTAGAACTTAGGGTGTGCTGCACGGTATTTTCCTTATTGTTAGGGTTGAACAATCGCGCCATGAGCCATCCTCAAACGATGCGTCGGCGCAGAATGTTAGCGGTTCGTGACACCACGGACATTCGAGTTTCTCTGGCGTGCTTTCTCCAATCGAAACCCACTCTTCGCACTTTGGACATTCGTAATCCTTAGACCACGTGTAGTGACTCATTTTAGTGTTTTAAGTAGTTCAGCTTCTAGTTTTGCTATCCTTTTCTGATGTTCAAAAAGCTCTGGGTGATGTTCGGAAATCCATACGCTAAGCACATTGTCTGCTATTTCGTCAGCCGTAATTTTGTTAATTTCATCTGAACGCGATTTAGCCAAGAGTCGTAGCGCCTTTCGGACTTCGTATGAGACATAAACTGCGTTAGGCCGTTCGATGCTCATTCCTTCACCTTCGCCAGTGCATCGCACGCTATGTCTCGAATCTCTCTGAGTACTGGCGTGATGTATTGGCCTTGTGGCAACCAAATAATTCGTTCCAGCGCCTCCACAATCGGCTTTCGTTTCTCCCGCTCGGCATCCAAATCTGCTTGTGCTGGTAAGGTGATAATTAGTTGTTCGAGCGATTTGATTCTCTTTCGCTCGGCGGCGAGTTCACTTTGTATGTCGTCCCGTTCTTTGCATACGTCCAAAAGGTTTTGGCGTAATTTCGGACCCACAACTGCGAGTGCGGCGTTGATGTCTTTCGCTAATCGTTGGAGATACACAGAATGATCCGAAACGTATTCACGCAATCTTTTTTCGGTCCACTCGTCACCCAGGCTCGGTCGCTCCGCTTCCTGCGGCTGCTCGCTGGTTGGATGCGGGTCAAACTTTTCCAGTTTTCTCGCTCTCAAAGCTGAGTGACCTTCGCTGCGCTGCGGTTGTGCTTCGTTGCTCATTGGTTCACTTGTGCCCTCCTCTACCTTCGCCAGCAGTCGTGTTACGTGCGGATATTCATTCTCAAATTCTTCCAGCACCTCCGCCAGCGTCTTTATTCGCTCCCGCTCGGCGGCGAGTGCGCCGTTGTGGGCGTTGGCTATTCGCACGACTCCATGAGCTATGTTTATCCCGAGTAAGTTCTCGACGTATTCCGGCGTCCACTCCTGCGGTTGCTCGATGACCGGAGCGCTCATACGAATCGGGTATTCGGGATCGGTCTCGCTACGCAGTGTGGTCATTGTGCGGCTTCTATCACATCTTTGTCGAAATAGTCTGCCAGGCTTCGCAGTTTCGCCGGGGTTAAATCTTCCACGGTCAATTCATTCAACGTGACTTTGAGCTTCAAGACTTCGAGCGCCATGCTTTGGTTGTGTTGCCGGATGATTGCACGCTGAACATCTAAGCTTGGTTCAGAATGGGGTTTCATCGTCATTTGGATCTACTGAGCTTGGTTGAGTGATTGGAACTGGCTTGTGAGGTTTGCCCGTTTCAACTTTGTCTGCTTTCATTTTGACGCGGATCGACTCAACCATTTCGCCTTGAAACTCTACTTCTGCGCGGTAGAGATTTATCTTAGTTCCAATCCAGTCGTCTGAATCGTCGCTGCCGGTGAGCCTGGAAATGGTTTTCCAGTTTGTTTTATTGCACACGAGACCCTTATGGATTTCATCGAAGAAAATGATGGGCTTTTTGTCTTTGTCGCGTCCGATTTCTTCAATGTCGATTTTCTCGATTGTGAACTGTTGCGAACCTTCATCTGGAAGGTCTCCGGCCTTAAGATATTTACTAGGGAATACTTGGTCTTGTTTCATGTTTGGTTTAGTCTGTCCATGTAGGTTGCTTCGGTTTGTGGGGTTAGTGGCTCAAGAATGACTGTTTCCACTCGGCGAGCGTCTTCCGCGCTTTGGAGAAGTGACGGAAATTTCTCAGTTCCGGTCACGTATCGAAAATTAGAAAACTCGTCGCAGCTGCAATCTTCCTCATAGTGTTCGCATTTAGAGCACCAAGGTATTTGCTCTTCGCGTTCGTAGAAGTAGTTGTCGTCTTTCATTGGTTGCCCTTGGACTGCGTAGCCTTTGGCGAAGCAGAATCCCAAGTCGCGATCGCAGCGCGTGCCGATCCGACTGCGTTTGAAAGTTCTACGGCTAGCAGATACTCAAGTTCCTGATTTTCTAGCGCTTCAACTGCCCTGGAAAGCCTCATACACGCTTCTGCCAGTTGTTCCGCGATTCGCAACGTTTTCCTCAATTCAATTCGCGCCATATCTCGCTCTAACCTCAGGTGGTCTTCTTCTGTTCGCTCGATTTGCAGCGCTTCCTTGGGCTCCGTAGCTTTAGCGGAGGAGGATGGCGCGTCCGCTGCCGCCACTTCGTGAGCAGTAAGCACAATTTCTGCCGCCTTAGCTCTTCGTAGTTCATGACGGAGTTCTTCCTGCCGCAGCATTTTGCGCGAGCCACGATTTGGAAATCCTAAAGCGCTAATGTCTCGCTGAATTTCTTTAGTTGTGCGAGGATTCTGGCTCGCGTTGGCCGCTGGGATTGTTGGTGTTTTCATGTGAGCAAAATAACGGCAGCTTGCTTGCATGTCAAGCCCGCACCCAAAAATTTATGCAACTTTATTTCGGCCGTTCCTGGTACCTTTGGCATAGGACTTGCTAGCACGTTGCTTGGAGGAGGCACGACCAGCCGCTCTGGCGATCTCCGTCCTGCGAGTCTTCGAGAGTTTAAAGGCGCGCGCGCGGCCGCCCATTGCTGCGAACTCTTTTTGCGTCATGCTTGCGATTATGCCAGCAAGCTGCGCAAATGGCAAACGTTATTCTCTGTGAGAGAATGAATCTCGCCTTCTAGAAACGGCGAGTTCTATAATGATGACCAGCGCCAGCCCGAGTAGAACCAGCGCCAGTCGAATCATTTTTGTCGCCTATGGACCGGGCGGTGGCTGGTTCGCCGCGATTGCGGCAGCTGTAGCGTCTGCTTTGGTTTTCATTGACGCTGCAAGATCGGAGAGAGGTTGCAGTTGTGCTGATGTAGCGCCATCTGCAATCGCTTTCGTGACTGCGGCTGTGATTAACGCTGCCACGCCGTTAATGTACGTGGTCGCGCTATCCAAGATGCCTTCTGTGTCCGTGACTTCTGCGGTTAGCGCTGCGATTTGATCTGTACCTGATGCCATGATTTTATGTTCCTTTCTGTTGGTTTGGGTTTTGCTGCTGCGCCTCTAACGCAGCTCGCAAAGCTTTGGTTTTTTCTGACAAATCTTTTCCAGCCCGCACGAGTTCGTCTGGTAGCGCAATGTTTGAGTGATTAAGCATCTCAAGCAACATTCGTTCGCAATGGTTCACCTGCCTGCTGATCAAATATAGCGCCTCCATTATTTCGCGGTTGCCAAACATTTATTTTACCATTCGCTTGGAACGTTTAGATGTTTTTCGAGGGATTGGATTCGCTCGCACAATCTCCACAACACGAGGGTTTGTAATACAACCATCAGGGTAAGAATGATAAGCGGGACGTTCACTATTTAGCAGCCTCTTCAGCTCGAATAATACACCGCTGCCAATTGAGTTCATTGTGCATCTGGATCAATCCCTCGCTCTTTCCAGTATTGTGCCACGAGTGCTTCGTTGTGCAATCGGAGAGTTTTGTTCGCTGTCGTTTCGTGATATTCCATTCCAAGAGGGTCCGGCAATGATGACCACTGAGGATTATTAACTGAGCATCCTTGCAGCAACCACGAGCCTATCAGCCACACGACAACGAAAGTCCAAAGAAGCAGGTTGCCAAGAATGGCCTCTGTCCATGTCTCAGGGTGCGCGAGAGGAAGTTCTCTTGTCATGGAATCACCTTTATTGCAGCGGTGACAGCAGCAGTCAGAATTTTTACCAGACCGTCGATGAACATATCGAAGCGCACCTGTGCGAGCCCAGCCTGTTCGAGAGCAAGAAATTCTGCGTCATCCAGCCGGCCACGAAGTTCGCTCTGGAAAAGTTCCTGATCTATTTCGCCAGTAGCAAGTTGTTTGGCTGCGGTAATAATAAAGTCTTTGGATTTAGTGAGGAAATCCTGTGAGTCGGACTGCGCTTGCTTGATGTACGGCTGGATGATCTCTTCGGCCAAAGTGATGACCTGAGCCAAGACATCTTTCTCGATTGCAGTCCAGTCGATTGGTGGTGGTAAAACACTCATGGCGCAAAGGAACACGAAGCACCAAATTCTTTTCGGAGTGATTTTACCGATTTTTGGAACGAATCGGCAACGCCCGCACGTATCTTTGGATCTTGTTCGGACAAACAGACACAGATGCAAGGTCGGATTTTTCTAAGCTTATTGATAAACTCGCCTTTGCCATTGCAGATAGGACACTTCTGAGCCGGCTCCGACTGAACGTTTTGCTCGGGGTATTTAGATTTTAACTCTTGATAATTCATTGTTTTATCTTCCCAGATTCGAGCTGCATCATTCTGTCGAAGGCATATCCAGTGGTCAATTTTTGCTGATCGATGTAACCTTGTGGAAGTGTTCCGCGTTTCTTCCACATTGCCAAAAATCCGGCGTAAGTGTCGCGGTTAGGGTCACGCAGCAGATTCCACATTTCGACCGTGATAAGGTTAAGAGGCCTGTTCACGTCGTAATCATAAGCGTGATTCACGTCCACAAACACCTTCTCGATTACTGCAGTGTTACTCGAGTACGGCGTGGTCGCTTTGTTCATCAGGAACAGGGCTTCAGATTTGCACCATGCCAGGTTGTCTAGCGACTTGAGGTCTTGAGGTGAGATGGTGGCGCACGACGAGAACGCCCAAATAAGGAAGAACGCGCCAAGGATTGCGCCAGCAGTCCGAATATAGAACTGCTGGCGCTCTATTGCCGCAGGATTTCTACGGTTCATTGAGGAAATCCGCCGAAAGTTTCAATCATCGCTTCTCTCAACGCTTCCTTCTCGCCGTACGCTGGAACGTCGTGAGGATAGTTGATGCAAGTCGGCCTCTGCCATTTAGGGTTAGCGTTCACCATTTGGTTTGTCGTTTGGATGTCTTGGAATCGAATCGTGGCTTTGCGAGGATGCACGATTGGAGCAAACCACGCCACTACCGCGATCACAAGAACTAATGCCATAGTGCTCTGTTTCATTTTTGTTTCACCTCTATTCAATTCATTTTAGCTTGCAGAGAATAAGTTTTACCATCCACGACCGCAGGAATTCCTGGGAAGATCGTGTAATGAACCAGGTGCTCGTCCACTCCACCGTCAATAGGACTCGGATTCATGCCAAGAGCACTTGCGCAGGCGCACGAAATCTCGCCTAGTTTTTTGTGCGGTCCGATGTCGCCTACCACAGCATCAGTGTATTTATCCAGATAAACAACCTGCGCCTGGCAACCGATCACAATTCCGGCCACGCCATCTCGGATTGCAGGTGGAACCACCACGTACCTGTCTACATCAGCGTTGAGATCGGGCTTGTAACTGGTCTGATCTTGGGAAGTTTTATCGCCGTGATGTGGCCCTATCCCGTCAGAATCTATCGCAGCTTTTGAAGTCCAATGAACGCTTTTATCGTCCATCTCGGTGATATTCTCGCCTTCAATCGTAGCGATTACTCTCATTTGCTTACAAATGCCGCACCGCAAACACCGCCCACACGCATAGTATTACAAACAGAATAATTATTACCACCATGCCGGTTTAGGCCCAAAAAGGATCGCAGACAATATCAATAAAAGTATGAGGCAAATCATGCCACTTTTTCACCAGCGCTTGAGGGCATTTGAACCTGAATTGTAAATGCCGGTATCGTGATTGGACCAATCGTGATTACGGTCGCGCCCACGCGATCTATCGCGCCTTCCACTATCGCACCAAGTTCATTGGTGAGGCTGTCCACGATGGGTTGCAGCGATTTAACCGCTGCATCTGCGCCAAGGGGATCAAAGGCCATACTTAGGGCGTTGGTGAAGGATTCGGAGAAATGTACTGACTCGCTCCCGCGACAAGTCCAACCGCGATGTCGTTGGCGACTTGATAGACGTGCGCAACGTTGCCGTGGTACTGATTGTAGAGGGTCGTATACTCGCCAACGATGAGCGGCACAGCCCAATTCACCAACTCGGGATATTGAGTCTGGAAATTCTGCGGAATCTCGGCAAGCAGGAGCGCGGTAAGTTGTGCGGGAGTTTCGTTCCCGGTTAAAGCCCGAAGCGGGACCGCAAGGGCATCCACGAAATTAGCTATCGCCGTTTGTTTAGCCGATGGAGTAATGGATTCCAGCCCGGCTTTGGTTAGCGCCGTAACCCCGGCAGTGATTGCGGCATCGTTTATGGCGGAACACCCATTGAGGAGTAGCGCCAGAGCGATGATTGGTGTGAGTATGTATTTCATATTTTCTCTTTCTACAAGTTGACTCCCATGATTCCGAACGCCCAAATCACAATACAAACCAGTATCACGATTGCGACGATGAGCTTTATTACTGGCGGGATCGGACTGATCCATTTTTCTATGCACCAGATTAGACCGGCAAGAATTAGTATCAGGATTACGATTACCAACGCACCGATCAGGATTCCATGAAGTTGTCCGCTGACTGCGAATAATGTCACCATGGAAATATAGCTTTTCACGTTTTCAAGAAGCCTGTCAAGCTTTAATTTCAGTCGTGGTCGGAACGGGATCGGCGGGCTTGTTCACGACCTGTACCGCTGTCGGTGCCGTTCCATTTGGCAATACAGCCTTGGTTGTCTCAGTGGGAGCCGTTTTTACCAGCATCGCTCCAAGTGAACCTACAAGGCCACCAGCCAAGGTGTTGAGTTCAGGCGGTATCTTGATGCCATAGCAAGCACAAATACAAATCGTCACTACCGCAACCAAAGCCATGAAGGCCAGCGTTCCGGTGATTAAATTGATTGTGGATTTGTTTGTGGTTGTGCCGTTCATTTTCTGCCGTTCCGCAATATCTTACCGTTCTGATGGCTTCTAAAATAGTTCAAAGCAGCTATGATCAATACTCCTGCGGCCACAAGTAATGTCCACATATTCGATATTCCCATGGTGCTGCCCTGTGAGGCCAATCGCGCTGCAGTGTTTCTTTCGGTCTCGGCTTTTAGTATTTCAAGTTGGGGATCGGACAAGGTTTGTTTCCCTTGTCGTTCTGAGAATCCCAACTCTAAAGCTGACAACCGTTTTGTGACCTCAGCCGCGAACGCTGCCTGCCTCGCCTCGGATGCCGTTGCGGTGTCAGCTACCTGCTTCGCCAGCGTGGTAGAGAGGTCGGTCGTCTGTTTTGCCAGCGTAGCGATTGCCACGTTGGCTGCTGCCGTCGTCTTTGCCACGTCGTCACGATCC